ATACTTCATGTCTTGAAGAACAGACATTCTCATTTCTGTTTCTGTTCTAAATACTTGTTTCTTGGTCCATGTGTCACGAAGCTCGGCTGTCATAGCCTTAAACTCTTTTACATCTTCTGGATCTAATAAATTATTTAGGCTAGGTGCCTCTTTTTCTATTAACGCATGTATATTTCTTTTTTCTGTCATAATATTTCCTTTCGATTCTTTATATATAACGATTATTAACTAGTTGTCAATGTAGAAGCTGTGATTGTTTCTGTTCCAACATCAAAATTTTCTGTTGTAGTTCCACTTCCAAGTGAACCTCCTGTTACAAAAGAAGCCGTAGTTGTTCCTGCTTGACCACCTCTATTATTTCCAGTAGCTAAACTAGGATTAGTAGACCATGTTGTCCCATCATATGTTATTGAATTTGTTGGAAGATTACCTGGTCCTCCTTGAGGTCCTGGAAGATAACCACTTGATCCTAATGCAGCTGTCTGTGTTCCGACACATCTAAAAGTATTACGTGCAAGAGGAATGTTAGTTACTTCACTCCAAGTAGATCCATTATATTCTTCAACAACTGCTGTAAAATTAGTAGCATATCCACCAGCGCACAAAGCTGCTGTTTGTGTTCCACAACCACCAGATCCTCTTCGTGCTGTATTCATATAATTAACATTTGAATAAGAAGATCCATTATAAGTTTCAGTATTATCCATGCTAGATCCATCATATCCACCAAAAACTAACCCTGCAGTTTGACTTCCTCCAGCCATTGCATTACCTCTTGTGTTGTTCATATTAGGACCTTCAGACCAAGATGAACCATTATAAGATTCTGAAGAATTAACAAATGAAGGCGCTCCACCAACACCCACTGCTGCTGTTTGTATTCCAAATCCTGTCATAAAACCTCTACCATCAACTACATTTCCACCTCCAGAAAAAGTAGAACCATCATATTCATTTGTTGCAGCTGTTACTCCTGGTGCTGGAGTTTGCCCAGCAAAAATTAATCCTGCTGTTCTTGTTCCTGCTGATCCCATATCTTCAGTAGCAGTTGGATAAGCTCCACCACTAGACCATGCTGCGGCAGTAAATGAATTAATTGATGAGTTGTATTCTTGTGAACTTGAAGAAGGATTACCAGCATAAATAGCTGCTGTTGCGTTACCTCCATATGCAGCTGCAGACGAAGCTGTAGCTAAAGTTGCTGGAGAAGTTGCCCAAGATGAACCATCCCAAGTCTCTGTTGCTGTTGTTATTGTTCCTGGTGAAACTGTTCCTCCAAAAATTAATCCTGCTGTGTTATCAGTACCAGCGGCTCCTATATGATATCTTGTTGTATTAATAGGAGTTGTAGTAGTCCAAGAAGTACCATCCCAAGATTCAGAGTGTGTAGTTCCATTTGGAGTTGCAGGTGGAGTTATATAACCTGCTGCAACTATTCCAGATGTCTGTGTTCCAAAACCAGCAAACCATCCTCTAGCTGTGTTTAAAGTATTTACTGCTGTCCAACTTGTTCCATTATAAGCTTCTGCAAGATCTCTTACAATACCTGGAGGGCCTGTATAACCTCCTGCAGCAATAGCTGCTGTTTGTGTTCCAAAACCAGCTATTAATTTTCTACTTGTATTTAAATTATTTCCTTCAGTCCAAGATGAGCCATCATATTCTTCTGAATTTGCTGTAGTTGTATCACTTGCACCTGTTGGTCCACCGCCAAAAGCTAATCCAGCTGCTGCATTTCCAGCTGCTCCTAATCTATATCTAGCTGTACCTAAGTTTCCTCCATTTGACCAACCACTACCATTATATTCTTCTGTTTTATTAGAAATTGGTGAATAACCACCTGCTCCAAAAGTAGAAGTTTGTGTTCCTGCCGAACCCATATCGTATCTAGCACTATTTAATAATGCAGAACTTGTCCATGCTTCTAAAGCAACGACAGATTTTAAAACACCTGTAGATTTGTCGTACCAAACCTGTCCCTCGTAACTAGAAGTTAACGTGGGGTCAGAGTCAAATTCTTTTACTCTCTTACCGTATATATCTTCGTAAGTTGCCATTTAGAATATCCTTATGGCAGTATTACATCAGCTGGTCTATCACGAAGTGCTTTTTCTTCATCAGACAATGCATCCCACGTAGCTTGTGCCGCTTGAACTTCAGCGTCAATCAAAGCTTGTGCTTCTGCTTTTGTCTTTTCACGAGCGCCTTTTTCAGCCATCCACATAGCGCCATCAACGTTGTTACCAACCATCCAGACGTTTGCAGGATAACCTCTAAGGAAGAATTTTCTTCTGTCT